CAACACACCGAAGATTTCTTCGTTCACCATGTTATTCAATACACATTGCTGTGTAAGGGAGCTAATTGTTAACCCAAGTCTTTAAGTGTTTCCGTTTCACCTGTAAACACTGATTTCAGTTTGATATAGGCTAAGTCCTGACTGATGTTGTAAAATGATGCTACGTCACCAGTCAGCTGTGTCAGAGCTGTTGACATGTCGTAAGCCTGTGCTTCGGAGAAACCGAACGACTTAGACATTGCTCCGAACGTTCCGACATACTGTTTTGCCATGGTTTCTGACAGTCCGGCAGAGGTCATAGCATTCTTTGCAAATTCGTTTACCTTGTCCGACATGGTTGTGAATGTAACATCGACCACGTTCTGCACTTCGGCAAGGTTAGAGCCGAGTTCTACGCATTCCTTACCGAACTGCGTCAGTTTTCCAATCGCAAATGCTCCGCCGATCAGTACGCCTATTTTTTTTACTACGCTGCCAAGTCCGTTAAAAGACTGCCTGATTGCTGATACGCCGTTTTGCACGCCTGATGTGTCCATTCTGGTATCAATAATGACTGAGCCATCAGCAGCCATGTGTCCACCTCCTAACTATTTGAGGTCCAACATCTCATTCAGCTTATCTTTATAAGCTTGCTCTTCATCGCTGAGACGTGTTTTTATGTCAATAATATTCTTATTTTCCTGATAGAATTTCTTTTCCCATTTATCCAGGCGTTCGCCTTTTGCCTTTTTTGACCGGATTCCAACAACTGTATTGAACAGGCATTCACCGGATTCCATGAAATATCCGAAGAACGTCCACCAGTGCATATACGGTACGGCTCTGACTTCTTTGCCGGCAACTTTGTTTACCGCCGGAATAATCATATCTCCATCCTGCTCCCAGTCCATCAAACGGGGTTTAGGCTTATTCGGACTATCGTCAGTTTGTCCACAGTCAATAAACTCGCAAGCTTTCTGACAAGCTTCCGTAAGATGTTCTGGGGGTATGCTTTGCCAATCCTCGAATAGAATCTGCAACATAACAACAGCTTTCGCTTGCTCGTCCAGTTCTGGGTCATTCATGGCTATGAGAATATCAATAATCGCTCGAAAATCTGTCCTGATAGAAAAATCCACCCCACTGATATCGAGTGAGGTGGGCAACTCATAGGCGGTCATTTTGTATATTTCTCCACGTACTTATTGACCGCTTCCTGCATTTTTTTCTTTCTCTTTTCAATTTCCGGTGCGATTGCTTCTGCGATCTTATCCAGAACGATATAAGCAAATACCTGACCATTTCCGAACACGGTAGTTGCCGTGATCGGCTCCTTAAACAGGTCTTTTGATGCTTCATATCCGAGCAGGTAATTGATTTTGTCTTCGATCTGTTTATTGAATTCAGCCATTTCTTTACCAGAAGTGACTTTCTGAATAGAATCTTTAAGCTGCTCAAAGTATTCCGTCAGTTCCTCTGCACGTGCTGCTACATTGATATCAGTCGGGTTCAGTTTGAAAGAAGAAAAAACTTCGTCTTCGTTATTTGTGAATGTGAAAATGAGAATTCCATCATCAATTTTTGTATTAATTACTTTTGCCATTTGGCGTGCCCTCCTTGTATATGTGCTTATTCGCTGTCAGCCGTGAATGTACCGGAACTGATGTCAAATTTTCCTTTTACACGTTCGCCAACATAGTTCACGGTAAACGGAATCTGATAGCCGGATGTATCACCACCGTAGCTTGTCGGCACAACGTAGCAATCCTGCTGATATGCTTCATACTTGCCTGCTGTAGCTTCCGTCCAGAGATGGACCTCAACTGCTTTTGTTTTGAGATTATCGTCTTTGTATCTGTTGTCTACGATCTTCTGCAATGCTGTGAACAGATCAGAAGTAGTGTCTGCATAGAATGGATCAGCGTCAGAAGAAACTTCGTAGCCGTTATGTTTAAATGTGGATTCTCCAAGAATGTTTTTAGATGTTTCAGTGTCTGGATTGAGTTCTACATTGTACTCTTCCAGGTCTTTTCCAAGACGCTCATATTTCGGCGTCAGTCCTCCGCAGAGGGAGCCTGCGTCGATATAATGAGCCATATATTTACGGTCAATTTTTCCTGTAACTGGCATAGAAATGTCCTTTCTGCCTATAACTTTAAAAGGCTGTGTAGGTTAGCGACTATCTCCAATTGATAGCCGGTTGTTACTTGTTATATTGCTTCGTAAGTATTTTCGTAGCGCACCGACAATGGTAACAACCAGTCCTGTACGCCGCTCTCCTGCGGTTCTAAACCATAGGAGTTGTCACGTGTGATACGTTTTATCACTCGCCCCTGTGAAAGCTCTGGAAACACATTTAAACGCGTCTCAGAGCCATTTATAATAACTGGTTCCCGGCATATCCATTTACCGAGATTGTCAAGGAACTTCTGAACAGATAGTTTCTGCCTTTCTTTGTCAGATGCTGTACGATATACCACGTAAAATGGGTACTGACATACCTGATGCATCGTTCCGCAAACGTCTTCTTTCTCTGAATAGATCAACGCCCCGTTGTCTGCCGAGAACGCAATTCCTGATTCTTTGCCGAGTTCTTCAAACTTGATTGTTTCATTTTCGTATAACCCTGGATACTGGTTTAGAAGTGCTTTCATGGCATCTGTCAGAATCTCATATCCAGTTGCATCTTTTCCGATAGGTTTATCCGCCATGTCTGCCACCTCCTGCCTGTGCTTTTACTTTACGAATCCATGTGTCGCCGTATTGTCGTTTAGCGGCATCGAACCACTTTGCTTGTGCCTGTGGGTGAATTTGTTTGGTGTATTCAAGATTTTCCTTTGCGGCTGTCTGACCAGAAAACTGACTAACAAGAACTTTCTTTGCTCCACGTCTTGCGTAGGGACTTCCAGTTGCTTCATCAACCATTCCTTTCCCCTCGTACAGAAAACGCCCATAAGGAGCCGCCGCCGCGCATACTTTCCCAGTTCCTTGCAAAGATGTACTCTCAACTCTTGTCCGATTGATAAAATTTCCGGTAATCATTGGCATAAATGGAACCATGCTGTCCATAACCATTCCGTCAAGGAGATACTGGGCTTCTTGATACTGTCTGGAAAACCTGTCCATATTCAGCTTGATTTTCATATCTCCATCGACTATGGAGAATCCTTTGAAATGATGAATCTTACTCATATTACTTACCCAGAATCTCAAAATGTGGAATCAGCGTATACGGACCGCCTACACTGGTAATCTTAAACACGTTGTCCTTGTTCTCATTCATGTACTGGTAGAATCCATTCCGATAATCACCATCAGATACCGTTCCACCAGTCCACTCACCCTCCCAGAAGAATGATTCATCTGAGAATGTAATAGTATCCTCCAGAGCGTTGTTAATCTGTCTTTTCCACTCCTTAGGCGGTACCCATGGGAGAATCTTGACATCCTTGTCAATAATTGTTATATCGCCATTCTGGGCGGTATAGCGTACGTGCAACTGTGCGTTGTCTGTTGCGTCTGGCCCGTACTTTTTAAGGATTGCTCCTTTGTCGGTAACGAGGTCGACGCCAGATAAAACATGAGGATACCAGTACGCATCTCCAGTCGTTTTGCTTTCGTAATAATTGAAAATCGTCACTGTTTTTTCATACATGATACCCTCCTTTTTACAGTTTTAAATATTTATATCTGTTCTTCTTTGCGTATTTAATGGCTTCTTCTACGCTGTCAAAGCGTTGTCTAACATCCTCTTTCTTGGAGATTCCCTTGGCATGATAATTACCCTCATCGTCCCAGTTCGATATTACATTTCTTGTTCCAGTCATATAATAGGAATAGCCCTGTTTGTTTGGCTCGGCTTGCTTATGTATGACAACACTTCCACTTCCGAAACCGCTTGTGCCGCCTCTACCACCCATTACACTTCACCTCGTTAAATTTGTCAGAAAATGCCTTAATTCTAACAATATTACCCTTACACTCTTCCGGGACTTTTCCGTAGAAAATAATACTTTCTGGATGCAATCGTTCAATCATAGCATTATAGCCAGATAAGAATAGGCGTTTTTTGCCTAAACTGTTCATGCATCCAACCGAACTTACCGCAACCGTTCCGCCCTCTGGCTCACCGTCAAAACACCAATCGTAAGAATCTGGCGTACTCCATGAGATTGCCGGAATTACATTGCAACCATATTCTTGCAGATATGCGCCAATCCAATGTTTGCGATAATGATTATAAATCTGGATAGCTTTTGGGAAATCGGTGTAGGTACTAAAATCCGGTGTTAGAACATACCGGAATTGGCTCAGCTTATCAACATATCTGTCTGGATTCCTCCATAATGCGTCAAACTGGTAATCATCCAGGAAGAAATGAACCGCTTTCCCTTCTGGATTACTGCATTTACCTCTTGCGTAATTGAATCCGACAAACTCACAGTTACCCTCGAATAATTCCGGTTCTAACTGCGGTATGCCGTATTCACCAACGCCGGGAAAGATACGGCGGTTTAGATTTTCGTAAGCTATACTCGTCTCTCGGTTTGCCATAGATTACTTCTTTCCACTTCCAAAGAACCACGAATCAAAGTTTTTCATTCTGCGCTTTCTGGCTCTGTCATAAGTGGTGGTAGTACGGCTTGTATCGTGCAAAGCACTTGTATCGCCTTTTTCAGAAGCCTTTGAAAATTTGTGCAATTCATCTCTCATGGCTGTACTGGCATTGACTAATTTTCGATGTTCTATAGCAAGTCTTTGATTTTTAAATAACGCCTCTGCACTTCCAAGTTTTGCGATTTTCCTTTTACTCTCACTCAATCTGTCATTTATATAATTCATTGTCTTTACTGCTTCACTCTTTGTCTTGATTGACTTAAAATAGCTAGTGTTTTCTGAATTAATGACCTTCTCGAGTTTATTGTCTTTCTTGACAATTTCACTTCCTCTGAGTGCGTCACTTTTCTTTGCAGAGTTGAAATATACTTTTGACATTAACTTAGAAACTGGCTTCTCGTTGTTTAATCCACTGCTTCCACCACGTCCACCCATAAAATCACTCTTTCATAATACTTTGCTTAATAACCTGATTCACGCCAGTGGCCGACAATCCATTAAACATACCGACTGCAACTGCCGTGATATAATCCGATGCCGGGAAATCTGGGATAACGCCCATTCCGACCGCTCCGAGAATCCCACCAATAACCGCCATGATCACCGGAATCCATTCATCAGAGATTCTTTTTGATGCCTTACAGCCCATTCCTACGATGTAGCAAATCATAACGATTGCTATACATGAGCCTAATGTTGTAATGTCCATTATTATCACCTCACATCAATTTAAGTTCATTGAATACTTTAAAAATTTTTGGTGACTGAATAGCAAACCAGTCAACCATTTCTTCGTTTGTAGCCCAGCTGTCAGCACTATTTGAATTAGAATCAAGTCCAGATTCCATCAGAAATGCGTGGATGATTTCGTGCCTAATAACCTGCTTCTGATAACTTTTAAGGTCTGCTTTTACTCCAATCTGTCCCTGCGATGTCTCCATGTCATCAACCACAATTTCCCGTGTTGATAAATCAGTATAGCCATCTGCATTTGTCAGACTCGGATATTGTTTCTTGTTCCCGAACTTCACGCTCCATTCAGAGCCTAAGATATCAACCTTGAAATCCTGCATATAAAATCGGTATGCCATCATCCGTCCTTACTCCCATCAGAAGCGGCAAAGCCGTCTTTAAGAGTAAGTCGTTCGTTTTCTGCGCATCTCCGGCGGCGGCATATACCGCGCTCCATTCTTTTGCACTCGCCCCAATCTGTTGAGGTGTTGCGTAAGAGAAGGATTCACTGCCAGAAGATACAGATGTTACAATGCCTGTTGAGATGTTCCCGACATTTATGTCGGTTACATTTGCCGATGCCTGATTGATAGCATTCTTTTCAGCAAGCTCAATCTGATACATTAATTCAGCCAATGAACAGACCGCCTTTTTGATGCGCTTCTGTGAGCGTTCATTTTCTGGCAGTCCATCCACCAACCTGTCAAATGTCATTGTGTCCACAAAATCACTGGCTCTTTCTGCCAGCCGTGGAAAGTCGGATTCTGGCACGACATTGCCGAATGATTCTGTATAGAATTTATAATCTGCATAAGCCATGCCAGTTACCTCCTGTGTTTATGATTTTGCTGTTACGCTCGCACTTCCGGCATTCAGTGCCTTGTATGTTCCATCGCACTCAACTACTGTGATCTTCTGTCCGGTTGCCGCCTTGATGTCAGCTTTTCCGTCCCAAGAAGTCCAGTTCCTGAGGTTCTGTCCATATCCAACAGTTACTGCGTCTGTTGCAACTTTGTATTTGTATACGTTGTTGGAGTTTTCCTTAGCCGGATTTACAGTGATTTTTGTATCACCAGTTACTGTTCCTGCCGCAGATGTTACTGTCAGAGTACCAAGTGTTGGTGTCTCATCAATGGTGATTACTGCGATTGCGTCAATGTACTCCGCAAAAAGAGTAAGCCCCATAACTGCGAACGCTTCGGACACTGCTGTGTGGTAGTTGCCCTGCGTATGGAATCCGATCAGGTTTGTTTCGCCAGATACAGTGTATACAAGTCCTGCTCTTGCAAAGTCAGATTCGTTCGGGTCTACATAGTACAGAACAATGTTCTCAACAGGCGTAGCAATAACTGTTCCTCTCGGGATCTCGCTGTCGGATAACAGGAAAATAGTATTGAAGCCCATGAAATCTTTCATGTACTGGAATCCGAACTGGTTCTGAATAGAAATCTCAGCTGCTCCAAGGTATTCATATACGTCCAGAATATTGGCAAATCCAACAACGCCAGTCACATTTCTGTGCATCTGTTTGAATTTGTTCTCAACCCGACCTTTAGCCATTGCCAGAGCCATCTGAAAAGTAGTTTCTGTGGAAGTAAGTGTGCCGGTTTTCAGATAGTCATAGAATCTGCTAGTAACATCAGTCTGAAGCTGGAAAAGGAATTCATCATCAGTCATCTGAACGGCGTTCTCATAACCGTGATCCTTGATTGCTTCGATAGACACAGCCTTTGCGTACTTCTCGATAGTCATTTCCGCATAGTTCTTTTCTTTTACAACGAATTTGCTGTAAGGGATCTCCTCGCCCTCACCAACTTTTCCACTCTGTAAAGTACCCTCTGCGTATTTGGACTTGAGTACAGCACCCGGCTGTTTTTTGATAGGTCTCATGATACCCAGAATGTCACGTAAGTGCTGCCAGTTTCTTTCGAATCTGGTTACAAAGTCAATCTCACGTGCTGTGACCTGAATATCATTATTCATAATAAGATTAGCTTTTGCTGCCATATAAAAATCCTTTCTACCCATAATTATTAAGGCATTGGGTTAGCGGCTATACTCTGTCGTATAGTCGGTGTAAAAAATCACTGGAATAACTGGATGTTCTGAGCAATTGCAGCCTGTCTCTCGGACGGGTCTTTGATCGCTTCGATATCTTTCTTTGTCATGCTTCCCGGTGTCTGCTGCTGTCCAACGTGAGTGGTAAATCTTGCCTGGTTCTGCTGAGCCTGCTGCTGAGATTCATCTACAAAAGCGGATGCGTCAGACTGCTTCATCTGTTCGATCAGGTCATTTAATCCAAGGATTTTACCATCTTTCAGCTTAAGACCTGCTTCTTTAATGTCTGCCATAACAGACTTCTTTGCAGCTTCACTTGAAAATTTAACATCGTCGAGTGCCGCTTTCAGAGCATCTGAGAAATCACGGTCGTAGATTTTTGCATTGAATTCTTTCTCTGCATCTGCCGCTTTCTGTTTCCAAGTCTCTAACTCGCTTTTAATATTTGTCGGGTCGATACCATCAAAGCCTCTTAAGGTTTCCTCTGCTGTCTCAGCGCGTTCTTTCCAGTTATCGCGTTCACCCTCGACTTTCGACAGAGTTTTCGCCACTTCCTTTGTATTCTTGTAATTCTCAGAAAGTGCTTTCTTTACATCTGCCTGTTTATCCTCCGGGATTTCAATTCCAAATGATTTTAAAGTGTCAATAAGTTTCTGCATAACATCCTCCTGGTCGTGTTTATTGACCTGCCGCCGCAGGTAAATGGATTAAGCCAGTTAGACCACTGGCAAGGTAATCGGAAAGGCAGGAATCGAACCTGCGACCTCACATTTACAGTGCGATCTACCACTGAGCTACATTCCGTACCGCCTATAACGGCCAGTTCTCTGAAAAGAAACTGGGTTGATTCCCACATCACATGCTTTCGGACCGGATGAAAATATCCAGATAAGCATTAACCTTTCCATCGTAAAACACATGAACTAGATGGTTCTTTTAGAATTGCCGACTATCACTTCTCACGGCCCGTGGTCTCATCTCTCTAAAAAGTTTTTTACGCAAACGCCTAGTGAGTTGTACGTTTACGCTCATGCGTAAATCCACCTGAGACATAGACCGCCTGTATACAAACAGCTTAACTCTAAGCGGATTAAAGCGGAACGCCCGGAATCGAACCGGAGACCAGAGCGCGACTCTGTCAGTTTTCCACTAGCGTACATTCCACATAACCCGGATTCCCGGGTTAGCAAGGTGTTTAACGTGTCATGCCTGCCACGAGTTGTTTCGGATATTTATTTCTTTTTTAAAAGAAAAGTATGAATAACAAAAACCTTAATCAAGGAGGTGAGCCATCTTGCGTGCCAGATGGCAAATACGCACGACAGGATTCGAACCTGTTCAACTTTCCGTTAAAGCGTGCGTACCAGCTACTAAATTAAAGGAAGGAGGATTAAAACGAAAATGTCAAAAACAACCGTTTTACTTGTGCTTCCTGCTGCACAATTACATTATAACAGATTTCTTTTAACTACCTCTCTACCACTTTTGTGTTTTTAGAGCATATCACGGAGTTTTTCTACGTATCTCTTGACAAGATCACGTTCTTCCCGGCACTCTGCATCCTTGGACATATCACTCATTTCTGTTGTAAGTTCGTCCAGATGTTCTTCCAATGCGGCGAGCATCTTTCTTTTGCAGTCTTCAGACTTGCCGGAACGATAGCTCTGTTTCTGTGTCATATAGTCGTCATAAGCATCTCGTCCGTCAGAGCGGCTGTAATGTCCTCTAACATAATGCTCACCACGTCTGGCATAAGAACTGCCTCGGTCATAATCCGGCATCATTCTGCCGTCATTTGCGCTGTATCTCCCCATGCTGTCGCGCTTTCTTCCGCGTTCGCTGTAATCGTCATTGTATCCGCCACGCATCTCATCAAGGACAGTGTTATAGTACTCCACTTTCTTGTCCCAGTACTGCGTGTTCTTTATGTCTTTGTACATATCAATCAGTTTGTATGTCATTTCCAGATTTCCGGTGGTCAGTCCATTGTCAGCGATTTTGGACAGCTCGTCTTCAATTCTTGCGCATAAGTCTTTAATATCTCTCATAATCACACCTCCTACGCTTCTCTAGTCACGACAATATTTGCGTTCGCAACAGATACTGCCTGGTCGCTTGTGTTCTCTACTGCGATATTAACGCAACATCCGCGAGGTACATCAATATAGATGCCCGTGGACACATTGTTATACTGGTCTACTGCTGCCGGTGTGGAAATCATCTGTGAAGAAAGAACCGGCTCACTAGAAATTGCAATAGCCAGAGAAATAGCTCCGACAGTACCGCCTGTTGGAATTGCGATATTACCGGAAAAATCCACAAAGAATCTCGCTTTACACTGGTTAGTAAGCCCTCTCAGGGTAATGATTCCGCTTCCCTCTCTGTGCTGAATACAGTTAGAACCTTTGACTGCTGTGTTTGAAAATACTACGTTTCCATTTGCTGCTACAGTCTGAGCAGCTACATTTGTAAATTCTGCCATAAAAATACTCCTTTCATATCACAAAAGGACAGGTCTCAGCCTGCCCCTCTGTGTAATACGGCATAAGCCGACATTCGAATCAATCGAAAGATACTCTCGATATGAAGTTATCAGCAATTACATCCAGTGTTGCATCCACATCCGTAATATGTGTTCGGGTTAGGAACCTGATATGCCGGAATCGGTGCCGGATTGATCGCATTAATGAGCTGCTGTGTCTGAGAAGCCATTGCAGTTGTGAGAAGTGCGCTCTGGCGGTCCTGAGAAGCAGCACGTCTGAGATCATTGTTTTCAGCCTGTAAGTTGGAAATCTTCTCGTTGCACAGATAATCAAGAATTGCTCTTGTTCCGGCGTTCTGACTGTCAATAATGTCTCTTGTGTTACTGTTCATGGTGTTCTGCAATGCACAGGTATTCTGTGCCATATTGTAGTTTACGCCCTGGATTGCTTCCCTTGTTTCACAGCAGCAGTTTGCAAGCTGTGCCTGGAGCGCATTGGTATTCTGCATATTCGCTACAGTATCGGCATTAATAGCCTGCTGGATGCCAAAGCCGGTCTGCATGATGTTTGTGTTGATTCCATTAAATCCGGTAAGCATACCGTTATTCATGGCATAGAAGCCATCACACAGGCCGCTATTGATTCCGTCAAGTTTGCTGATTACTGCGGAATTGTCAAATCCTCTCTGAATATCCGCCTGAGTAGCTGCCGTGGCTGCATATCCGCCGCCATTGCCGTTATTGCCCCATCCGTTGTTTCCCCATCCGAAGAAAGCAAAAATGAATAAAACAATAATCCACCAGCTACCATCTCCGCCAAACATGCCGTCATTATTTCTACCATTTCCAGTAGCAGCGGCAATATCTGCTAAACTATAATTTCCATCCATAATAAAAACTCCTTTTTTGTATTTACATCAATCTGGCCAGATTGCAATGTACTATTTCATTCTTTTCAACATATGTTGGAATTGTCCTGCCATCTGTTGGACCTGATTAAGTTGCTGCTGAGAAATCCGTCCAGACTGTAGCATCTTCTCAACTTCTGCTTTCGGGTCCCCCTTAAAATTCTGCCTAAACTGCATAAACTGCTGTATCATCTGCATTGGTCCATTTCCCTGCGGCATCCCACCGCCAAGTGCGTTAAATAATGGATTACTCATCTGCATTTCCTCCCTTGGTCGCTGATTCCTGTACGGTATTAGCCCTAACAGGTTCAGAAAATGAATTTAATCGGTTTGCTATAGCGTCACATTTGGCCTTTAAATCGTCATATTCCTGTCTGGTGACATATTTATTGTCCATGTTCTGAGCAGGCTGTTTAGGTGGCATCTGAGTGCCTATTTCATGGTATTCAAATGTCCGTAATGGCTGTGGCATACCAGAAACGTCTGTGGATTTTATGTAGAACTTTTCGCTTTCACTGTCCATCAGCAGGACGCTTGTGCCGGGTGCTACCAGATAGGATTTTGCACCAACTTCGCCAGATACCCACAGGATGCCATTGTTGTTCTGTTGGGGTTGCTGTACTGGTTGAGCTGACATCTGGACAGGCTGCTGCTGGAACTGATTCATCTGTCCCGGAACGCCGAAGCTATATTGATAAGGATTGTTATATAATGCCATCTTATGCACCGCCTTTCTGATTATATTTTTGCATAAAAAAAGAACCGGAAACAGTTCGTTTCTGGCTCTAATTAGTGTCTAAAAAGTATCAGCACACTTTAATTATTTTATTGTTCGCCCTCCGGCTTAACCGCTTCGCCGTGGATATACTCACGTTCATCTGTTCAGCGCAGTATTCGAGTGTATATTCCTTACATCTCAGCCGGAACAGCATTTCTTCATCCGGTGTAAAATTACGCTCTATTAAGAATCTGTCTATGTCTTTCTTTGTGAATACATATAATTTCATGAGCATACCTCTTATTAATGCAATTAGCGCTGATTCTGTGCAAGATAATTTGTAAGCTTCTGTTTTGTTTTTTTTAATTCTTCGACGTTATTTCCACTAATCTGACTGTCCAACATGGTTGATAACACTTCCAGAATTAATGAATCTCGTTCTGCGATTCTCCGAAGGCTCTCGTAATCTCGTTTGTCATGTTCTTCCAGTGTCTCTACTCGCTTATTAAGTCGGAATGCCGGAGTAATCCACTTAAAGATCACAGCTGCTGCCCCTCCGACAATGGACACCCCTCCGCAGATAGAGAGGAAAATCTGTACAAATTCTGATATGCTCATTTATTCTCCTTTTCCCAGTAATATACCGGGATCTCATTTCCGGAATCCCATGTATCGAAATATTTGCCATCCTGCACTGTCACCACATGACCATCTATACAGAGAATGTATGTGCCTGTTGGATGATCTGCGCAAAAGTCATTGACTGTATAAATATATCGCTCCGACTGCTCAATCAGTTTTCGCCTGTATCCATGCTTATAGAGGTACGCTCCCCAGACATAATTTGCGCTCGGCATATCTGACAGAGTACATGCCTGTATCATTAATCCGGCGAATACTGTTTCCCAGTCGAAGCCAGTTGCTTTACATATTGCCCGGACAACGCAATCTCCCGTTCTCTTGTCCTTAACAGGATTTGGATTGTAATATTCCCATCTATCCATCAGTCAATCCCCTTTGCTGTTTTATATCTCTTTGCCGCTCCTCTGGCTTTTGCGGCGTTCCGACGATTCCACTTAGCGATCATGAGCCGGTCTTGCAACTCTCTTAGATCATTGTCTTTGCAGTAATCTTTGTATGCAGCATTTTGTTTCTGTAAAAGATAAGACTTCCGGTCAAGGTCTTGCTGTAATGCGAATTTTGCCTGTTCGTCCTTGCAGTTATCAACCGCCGCTTGCATTCCAAGGACTTCACGCTTTGTTTTGCGGATTCTTCGCTCATAAGCACGTTGCCGCTGTTCTTTTTCGTACTGCTTTCCCTTGTCGGCTTTATCCTGTGCTGATAGTTCTGCATAAGGATTAAATTCCCCGTCACTTGCCCCAAAGCTATGCCGACAGTTAACTCCTGATAGTCCACTTGCCGTTCCATATCCGGTCAATGAGAACGGCGGAAATTTCTTGCTCTTGCCAGAACGAGAGTATATCTTTCCTTGCCACCATGCGTGATTGCCCGGATTCTCACCGCCGTCACCTGTTCTGGCTCCCATGTGAGCACTGACCAGAACTAAATCCCAGTTCATTTCTTCCATGCGTTTGAGGGATATATCTCCAGTAGCCTGAGCCACGCCAGTTCTGACAGAGCGTGCAACCGCTGTTTCAATTGTATCTTTTCTGCCGGATGGGTATGTGACGGTAACACCATCTGATACGACATTATTAACTGCCTCTTTAATGGCTTGCGTATATCCAACTGTCCCAGTCATCACATGATTGTACGCAAGGTCGCACTGCTCAATATAGAGCCTCTGAGCGGCACTTGCGGTGGTTCGTGTAAAGTTCTTCCACTCACCCATGGTCGCAAGCATATTCCGTTCCATGAGCCTTATCATAGCCGGAGACTGTTCGAGCGGTACAGGACTTAATCCTGCCGCCTTGTACACCTTGTCATCATAGTTCATTGCAGTGATTCCGGCATCTTCAAACGCTTCAAGGAGTTCCTGCTGTTCGCGTTTGGTATATCTGGATAATTCCGCTAGAATGTCCTCTAGTAGTTCGCCGGATTCCTGTAGCGTTCTGATTCTCCACGCATCGGAATTGGTCAGGATATAATCCTCACCCCTGCCGATTCTTGCCATCATTCTCGACACAATCTCAGAGATGATATACTGGTGTAGTTCTTCGGCAATCTGTTCACTGCCCTCTGTAATTTGTCGTAAATATTCTGGACTAAGTATAGTATATCACCTCTTTTGATAAAAGTCGTGGTACATGTTTTAGTTTTTTTCTGGTTAACTAAAGCCCTCTTTAGTTAATTAACTGTTGTTGTCAACATACACATTTGGAACATCATTATTATTGATGTTCAACATATGGATATT